GCTTCTAATATTTCTAATGTATTATTAACAAATATTAGTTTAAATACAAGCAATTATGCTTCCAATATTTCAAACGTAATTATAACTAACACAAGTAATTATGCTTCTAATATTTCTAATGTATTATTAACAAATATTAGTTTAAATACAAGTAATTATGCTTCTAATGTTTCAAATGTATTATTAACAAATACAAGTAATTATGCTTCTAATGTTTCAAACGTAATTATTAGAAATACAAGTAATTATGCTTCCAATATTTCTAATGTCATAATAACTAATACAAGTAATTATGCTTCCAATGTTTCAAACGTATTATTAACAAATATTAGTTTAAATACAAGTAATTATGCTTCCAATATTTCAAATGTCATAATCACAAATACAAGTAATTATGCTTCTAATATTTCTAATGTATTATTAACAAATATTAGTTTAAATACAAGCAATTATGCTTCCAATATTTCAAACGTAATTATAACTAACACAAGTAATTATGCTTTTAATATTTCTAATGTATTATTAACAAATATTAGTTTAAATACAAGTAATTATTCTTCCAATATTTCTAATGTCATAATAACTAATACAAGTAATTATGCTTCTAATATTTCAAACGTAATTATTAGAAATACAAGTAATTATTCTTCCAATATTTCTAATGTCATAATCACAAATACAAGTAATTATGCTTCCAATATTTCTAATGTATTATTAACAAATATTAGTTTAAATACAAGTAATTATGCTTCCAATATTTCAAACGTAATTATAACTAACACGAGTAATTATGCTTCTAATGTTTCAAACGTAATTATTAGAAATACAAGTAATTATTCTTCCAATATTTCTAATGTCATAATCACAAATACAAGTAATTATGCTTCTAATATTTCAAATGTCATAATCACAAATACAAGTAATTATGCTTCCAATATTTCTAATGTATTATTAACTAACACAAGTAATTATGCTTCTAACATTTCTAATGTAATTATTAATTCAATATATGAAAATATAAGTAATTTATATTCAAATGATTTAATTATTTATGATTCAACAATAAGACAATATCCGCCTAAAGTATATAATACATCAAATATAGAAGCAACAAATACTGGAGAATTAATAAATATTATGCCAACCACTTATTATAAAGGATCAATTACTATAGATCCCTATACAAATGGCTATGGAATTGGTACATATATAATTTATACATCATCTTATTATGGAGGAGAAATAGCAGCAAGAAAACAATTATTTGATTATAATTTAATTGATGGGAACTCTCACTGGAAAAATGCTAATTATGTAGCAATGACAGGTTATTATTTATCAACAGGAACAAGTTATATTAAATCTGATTATAAAGGTGATTGGTTAATATTAAAACTTCCTTATTCAATTATTTTAACTAAATTTACTATTTTTATTAGACCTGATCTTCCAGTAAGAGCACCGTCATTATGGAAATGTTATGGTTCAAATGATGGTATAACATTTACTGAAATAATTGAAGCATCAAATTCAGATCCATTAAATGCTTTAACAAGTACAAGTTATAATACATCATATTATGAAAAAAATCTTATAAAATTTTCTACTCCATATTTATACATTGGTTTTACTTTTAATAAATTAGTAGGCAATGCTAACGAGTCTATTATATTAAATTTTAGTGAATTACAAATTTTTGGAAAAGAACAAGCAAAACCATTTTATGTATCATCAAATATATTTAATACATCAATAACTAATACAAGTAATTATGCTTCTAATATTTCAAATGTATTATTAACAAATATTAGTTTAAATACAAGTAATTATGCTTCCAATATTTCTAATGTAATTATTACTAATACAAGTAATTATGCTTCCAATATTTCTAATGTTATTATTACTAATACCAGTAATTATGCTTCAAATATTTCTAATGTCATAATAACTAATACTAGTAATTATGCATCCAATATTTCAAATGTCATAATCACTAATACAAGTAATTATTCTTCCAATATTTCTAATGTATTATTAACAAATATTAGTTTAAATACTAGTAATTATGCATCCAATATTTCAAATGTCATAATCACTAATACAAGTAATTATTCTTCCAATATTTCTAATGTATTATTAACAAATATTAGTTTAAATACTAGTAATTATGCATCCAATATTTCAAACGTAATTATAACTAACACGAGTAATTATGCTTCTAATGTTTCAAACGTAATTATTAGAAATACTAGTAATTATGCATCTAATATTTCTAATGTCATAATAACTAATACAAGTAATTATGCTTCTAATATTTCTAATATCTTAACCAATACAATTAATTCAAATTATTTATATTTTAATTCTCCTTCATATAAAGATAATTTTAATATAGTTTCACTTAATTTAGATAATCAATCTAATATTCGTTATCCACCTGCACCAATGACATCATTAAATAATATATTCTTATCATCTAATTATTATAATAATGGTAATTATACAATTTCGTCATCATCTACGAATACAATAAATTCATATTATTGTTTTGATTATAATGAAACTTCAAGTGAATGGACACCAACATTATCTTTATATAGAAGTACTGCACCTTTTGATTATACATCAACGGCTACTAATACAATTATAAATGGTAATTCTAATTATTATGGCGAATGGGTTCAATTATATTATGATAAGGGGTTTGCTGTAACATCATTATCTATTGTTGGAATTAATGCAAATAATGCCAAATGTCCATCGGCATTTCTTTTAGCAGGGTCAATAGATACTAAATATTGGACATTATTATCATTTCAATCAGGTATAACTACTTATAATACAAGTAATACATTTAATATAAATAATTTTACTACTTATAATTATTATAGAACTATTTTTACAAATACTATTGGTAGTTCAAGTTTAGCAATTACAGAAATAAAATTATTTGGATTACAAAATACAACTTATGTTAATAATGATAATTTTAATACAATTATTTATAATACGAACGAGAAACAATTTCCACCAAGATTATATGATTATGCATCTGATGAAATACAATTAACAACATCAGAAATAAATTGTTTTCCATTATTATCATCAAAACAAACATTATATTTGAATAATCACGGAAATTATATTATTTATGCTTCATCAATTTATACTTGGGATAATGAAAGATTTAAAAGTAAATTATTTAATTATATTTTAAATAGTGGTTCAGGCGGTGCATGGGGTTCTCCAGGTGCAGAATATAACATAACCACTGGTTATTATATAGGTACATCCTATATTAAAAATGATTATTTAGGTGATTGGATAGTTATTAAATTTCCATATAAAATAGTATTAACAAGATTTAGGTTTTATCATCAAGTAATATACAGAACACCATCATTATGGAAATGCTATGGTTCTAATGATGGTATAAATTTTACTGAAATTACAGAAGCATCTAATTATTTATTTGCATTAACTGCTAATAATTATACACTTGGATATTTTGAAGATATATTAGCATCAACATTTGATATACCATATTTATATATTGGATGGACTATAAATAAAATTCTTGGTAATTCACTAGGATCAGGTCAAGATAGAATAAATTTAGAAGAAATACAAATATTTGGAAGAGATGATATTACTAATTCATATTCAAAACAATGGTCATCATTATCTGATAATCGTTTAGTTTATAATACACCATTAACTATTACTACATATACATCAAATATAAATGCTATTTTTACAAATAAATATATAAGATTTAATTATGATGAGGAAGTTTATATAACTTCAGGAACATATACTATAACATATACAAATGGCCGTCATAGTATAAATACAAATCCGGTTATAACTAAATATACATATCCAATATTGAGAGATAGCACATCAAATATAATTAATCCATTAATATGGTATAAATTTGATAGTAGTCCAGGATTATTAATAGATAATGGAAGTTTGAATAATGGAAATTTAATTAATTCAGTCTCTCCAGTTTCTTTAATATTAACTGCTAATAATTATATAAGAGGCGTTAGTAGTGCATCTTTTTCATCAGCTGCTCATTTTTTAACAATTCCAAATACAGTTGATTTTAATTTAATAAATATAGCAACTGGAATATCATTTACTTTTTGGATAAAAATAACAGCAACATCTGGAACTAATCCATCAATATTTGATTTTGGAACAATTGGAACACCTGCAACACAATATATAGCAATTTATAAAAATGGAGCAACAAATCATTTAACATTTGATATTAGTGGAACAACTACTAATACAGGTTCAATAATTGATGGAATATCACCTATACCAACTACATATTTTGATAGTGTATGGCGACTGATTACTTGGACTATATCAACTGCTGGTGCGTGGAATATTTATATAAATAATTTAAAAGCAATATTTTCATCTGCATTACCAACAGCAAAAATTATACCATCATCAACTGGAAAAACATATTATATTGGAAAAGATCTTGATACATCACCAGCATTCAATACGATGCTTATAGATGATTTTAGAATTTATGGAAAAGAATTAACAGCAACAGAAGTATCAGAATTATATTTCGGAAGAGTTGAAGTATATAGTAAAAATAATATAGGAATAGGAACAACAAATCCTAATACAAATTATATATTAGATGTAAGCGGAACAATAACGGGAACTACTGTTAATTGTTGTGATACAGGAATAACATCCGCCGCAATGACAAGAACTTTAAATGTTGTTGGAACTACTGCAATTATGAGAATATGGCGTAATGATCTGTTAAATTCACCGGCTATAGAGTTTATGTCAGGTGCAATAACAACTGGAACATCTTATACTAAATTTTGGGAAATGGGAATTGGTGGCTCAACAGCTGTAAATTTCTTTTTTATAAGAGATAGAAAAACAGGAGGAGATGTTAGACTATATATTAATGATAGTGGAAATGTTGGAATTGCTACTACAAATGCAGTTTCAAAATTAACGATTAATCCTCTTGTTGCGATAGGTTCATATGATCATTCAGATTCACCTTTAACTGTTACACAAAGAGTTGTAACAAATAATGCAGTTTTAAATGATTTTAAACCAGTATTATATTTATGTAGAGAAGGAACATCCGGACAAGCATATGGTGCAAGAGCAACTTTTAATTTATGTAGATATGAAGCATCTTTAACAAATTCTAGATCCAGATTAGATTTACATTTAACACATACTGATTATACTGTTAATACAAATGTTATGAGTTTTAGAAGTGATGGAAATATTGGTATAGGAACTACAAATCCCCTTGCAAAACTCCATGTTAGTAATGGTGCTATTGGAATTATAAATGGTAGTACATGGGATCATATTAAAATATCACACGATGGTTCAACTGCTTATATAGACGCAGGTGGTGCAGATGGTGGAATTGCATTTAGAATAACAACAATTAATGCTGATTATTTAACAGCATCATATAATGAATATATGAGAATAGATGCAAGTGGTAATGTTGGTATTGGAAATACATTACCATTTGCAAAACTTAATATTGGAACTCCATTAAATACTTCTGGTGCGAGTGATGGAAATTTAGTTATTTCTAGAAATAATGGTTCATCATTAGGACGTAATTTTAAATTAGGTTATGATTCATCATTTAATTTTATAATGGGAGATTTTGGAAATTCAAATTTATTAAATACACAAATTAATCAATTTATTATTCAAAATGGAGCATATGCCAATTCATTATTATTAAAATCATCAGGTGATGTTGATATTGTCCCTGATGTTTCATCATCTTTAACAAGAAGATATTTAAATGTTGGCGGTTTAAGATTATCAGGATGGGATAGTAATACTATTTATAATACTGGAATATTAGGAATATCATCTTTAAGTAATTTAACATTAAATACGGGTATTGATAATGCCAGTTTATCAACAAGACTAATTATAGATAATTCAACCGGTAATATAGGAATTGGAACAACAACAAATTCATTTAAATTAAATATAGATGGTAGTTTAAATTCAACATCTTTATATCAAAATAGTAGTTTAATTGATTTTACTACATATGCAACTAAAGGAATAGATATTGTTAATACAAGTAATTATGCTTCCAATATTTCTAATGTAATAATTACAAATATTAGTAATAATTATTTGAAATTAAGTGGTGGAATACTATCTGGAACATTAACAGGCACTATTATTAATGCTACCGAATTACAAGAAGCAGGTAATAATATATCAAAAATATATGATAAAATTATAGATAGACAATTTGCATTAAATAATTTAGAAAATATTTATGTTTCATCAAATCAATTATATAATTATACATATACATATTCAACTGAAAGACAATATCCGTCAAAAAATTATACATCATCATCATCTGAAACAAATATACAATATTTATCACAATCAGTATATTATCAAATTATAAATTTAGATACATCTGGAATAACATATGGTAATGGAACATATGAAATATATTCATCATCTATTTATGATTTAACACAAGGAAGAAATAAAATATTATTATTTGATACGCAAATAAATAATAATCCAAGTATTTCAGCAACTTGGGGAATTAATTATGATAGTACTACAGGATTATATACTGGAGATAAATATATTAATTATAATTATATCGGTGATTGGTTAATTGTTAAATTTCCAGTAAGTATTATTTTAACAAGATTTATATTTTATAGTATAGCTCAACGTCAAGCAAGATCACCTGGTGAATGGAAATGTTATGGTTCTAATGATGGAATAAATTTTATTGAAATTACAGAAGCATCACAAAATACTAGAATTTTACTAAGTGATTATGCATATATTAATGGAAATTATCAATATGAAAAAATATTAGCAAATTCATTTAATACACCATATAAATATATTGGATGGACAATAAATAAATTATCTGGAAATGCTTATACTGGATATGTATTTTTTTTACAAATAGATGAACTTAAAATATATGGAAAAGAAGTTATACCAACTCTAAAAGATGTTAAATATTTATCATCAAATTTATTACCATCATTACAAAAAAAATCGGGAATAACTTTTACTTGTTCTACTGCTATAACATTAAATGGAATTATTTATTATAAATATGATATTGATTTAACTAAATATACTCAAAATTTAATATTGGATAATGGTAGTTCTTATAGAGTATTCTCTATTAATTGTTATATTGCAAGTGGTTATTTTAATTTATTATCAAATAATTTACCAAGAGTTTTTAATTATAATGTTTATATGTCAAATGAATTAACAACAGGAGGAAGTGGTGAAATTGCAGGAATTAATATTTGTGCAACAGGAACACCTGAAAATTTTAATTTAGATAAAATACCACCTAATTATTTATATTTATTAAGAACAGATAATTATAATTATTTATCAATTGTATCAACTCAATCTGGAATTTCTGTTAATTGTATAATTATTGATAATTTGAATTAAAATAAAAATAAAAATTAAATTAAATTAAATTAAAGATTTGTTGATTATATATATATGAATTTAAAATGAATAATAATGACAACTTAATATTATTAATATTAATGAAAAAATTTAATAATGATATTAGTATTTATATTTATGATATTTATTTAATAAATAAATATTTTTCAAATGGATTAAATAATAAAAGTATTCAATTATTTAAAAATAGATATTTTAAAAATAATAATGAAAAAATTAATAAAATCATTAATATTATTAATCCTGATTTTTTAAATATTTATTATATAAAGAAACTTTTATTAAATGATGAAATAACTTTAAAGATTTTAAATAAAATTCCAATTATGATTAAATTTTTAAATTATTATCATAAAAATAATAAAAATCTTTTATTATCAATATGTAAAATTGATAATTCTTTGATTAAATATGCATCAAATGAATTAAAATCTGATATTGATTTCATAGATAAAATGATAGATATTTTTCCAGCATCAATCTATTATGCAAAAAAAGAATTGAAAGATAATTATGATTTAGCATTAAAAGCAGTTTCAAAAGATGGTGATGTTATTGAATATTTATCTGAAAGATTAAGAAATAATAATGAAATAATTATTATTGCTAAAAAAAATAACTTCAATTATTTTTAATCTAAATCATTAATATCTGATTTAGTATCTTCGGTTGTTTCTGTTGCTGGTGGTGGTGGTCCTCCTGTTCCAAATGGAGGCGGACCCATTCCAGACATCATACTTTCAGGAGTAATGCCACCCGGACCCATTGGAGGAACAGCCCCATAAAGTTTAGTAATTAGAGGTTTAATTTTATCTTCATATTCTTTTAGTTTATTTTTATAATCCTGTGTTTCTAGTTTTGGATTTTCTTCAAACCATTTAAGACCCTCTTCAATTACTGGATCAATTTCTGCTTTAATTTCATCATAATTTTCAGGTGCTCCTTCTGCTTTTGTAGCAAGACTATTTTTAGTATTATAAAGATAATTTTCTAGTTCATTTTTAGCCTCAATAAGTTCTTTATTTTTTTCATCTTCTTCTTTATATTTCTCGGCAGTTTTAACCATTTCTTCAATTTGTTCTTTTGATAATCTACCTTTATCATTAGTAATTTTGATATTATTAGTTTTTCCTGTGCTTTCTTCTTTTGCACTAACTTCAAGAATACCATTAACATCAATTGAAAGATCAATAACAATTTTAGGTTGTCCTCGTGGCATTGGTGGAATACCACTTAAATTAAATGAACCAAGGAGATTATTATCTTTCACAAAACCTCTTTCACCTTCATAAATCTTAATATCAACTCCTGGCTGATTATCAGAATATGTTGAAAATGTTTGAGATTTCTTTGTTGGAATTGTTGTATTTCTTTCGATAATTTTAGTCATTACACCTCCGCTTGTTTCAATTCCAAGTGAAAGAGGGGCAACATCAAGAAGAAGTAAATCATTTGTTCGAGAACTTCCCTGACCAGTTAGAATAGCACATTGAATAGCAGCACCAATTGCAACCGCTTCATCAGGATTTAGAGATTTATTAAGTTGTTTTCCATTAAAATAATTGCTTAAAAGTTCCTGAATTTTTGGAATACGTGTAGTTCCACCAACAAGGACAATTTCATCAACATCACCTTTTGAAATTTTAGCATCTTGAAGAACTCTTCCAAGTGGTTCAATAGATTTATTAAAAAATCCTTCTGCGAGTTGTTCAAATTTAGCACGACTAATACTGGTTACATAATCAATACCATCAATTAGCGAATCAATTTCAATTGGTACTGTTGTGGTTGTTGATAAATTTTTCTTTGCTTTTTCTGCTGCAATATTAAGTCGTTTAAGTGCTTTCGGATTTTCTTTAACATCTTTATTATATCTCTTTTTAATATCTGCACATAGATAATCAACAATAATATTATCAATATCAGAACCACCAAGATGTGTATCTCCTGCTGTCGCTTTAACTTCAAAAATGCCACCATCAATACTTAAAATAGAAAGGTCATGAGTGCCACCGCCTTCATCAAAAATAAGAATAGTCTTTTCTTTATTATTTTCAGCGATTTTATCAAGACCATAAGCAATTGCCGCTGCTGTTGGCTCATTGATAATTCTCAAACATTCCATTCCACTAATAGTGCATGCATCTTTTGTAGCCTGTCTTTGACTATCATTAAAATAAGCAGGGACAGTTACAACTGCTTTTTTAACTGGATGTCCAAGATAAGCCTCTGCAGTTTCTTTAAGTCTGGTAAGAACCATTGCAGAGATTTCTTCTGGATAAAATTTCTTTTTTTCATTTTTATAATCAATAACAATTACTGGTTTATTATTAGGGTCTGATTCAACATCAAATGCCCAAAGTTTTTTATCATCTTGAACATAACTATCATCATATTTACGTCCAATTAAACGTTTAATATCATGAAGTGTAGTTTTTGGATACATTGTTGAAACATTTTTTGATGCATCACCTACCAATTTCTCCTCATCAGTAAATGTTACATATGATGGAATAATACGTGATCCTGTTTGATGGTCGGGTAGAACTTCAACTCTATCACCAATCCATACAGCAACACAACTGGTAGTTGTTCCAAGGTCAATGCCAATTCCTACACTATCTTCTTTTGACATCTTCGGGTTGTTATTTTATAATAATATAACTGAATTAAATCTTTAAATCTTTTTCATAAAATAAAAAGATTGATTATTTAATTCTTTAATTTCATTTTTTAAATTTTTAATAGTATTATTAATATTATCAAGATATTTAATAATTTCTTCTTGAACTTCTAATGATGGTATTGAAATCTCAAATAAATGTAATGTTTTAATATTAATATCTTTATAATTATAATATAAATAATATCCTAAATATTTATTTAATATTAATTCCGATTTTGATTTTATTGATACTCCATAATTATTTAAAAATATCTTCTCTGTTGTTAATGCAACTTCATATCTAGTTATTATTATATTAAATCCATCTCTATTATAATTTATACTTTTCTTATTTCCATTATCATTATCATTTTCATTATCATTATCATTATCATTATCATTTTTATTTTTATTTCCATAAATTTTATATATTCCTTTTTTATTATTATTATCAATTTTATTTCCATATTGAATTATTGCAATTTCATTAATTTTTTTAATATTAAAAAAATCTTTTGATATAATCTTATTTTCTTGAATATAATCAATATAATTAAATGAATATTTATTATTTTTTATTTTATTAATTGGAACATCTATTAATAATTGTTTAGTATTATTAAAATAATTATAATCATAAAAATTAATTTTATGTGTTTGATGAATATTAGTTATTTTATTTTTAGAAATTATAAATTGTTCATCTCTTTTTTTTGTGAAATGTAAAAAACATAATTTTATATCTATATTACATATTCCAATCGGTAAATAAATAATATCCCTAACATCACACGTTTTTAATAAAAACTCCCTTATATAAATGAAATCATCATTTTCTTTATTATATAATTGATTATCATATGGTACTAATATTAAACATCTTTCATCAATCTTAATCATTGTTGAAATAATATTTATAATATCTGATGTAATATCTATTTTATTATCATCATAATATGCTAATAATTCTTTTAAATTTGGTTCATCATTATTCCTATCTTCTGATATAAATAACATTTATTTTTTATTAGAAATCATATATATAGATATATCTTTAAATATATGATTGAGATATTTTCATATTGGATATTTATATGGTTTATATTATATTATATCGGGATAATACGATATAGTCCATTATTATTATTAATAATAGGATATATATTCACATTATTTGAATTCATATATTTAATAATAAATAAAATATCAAATTATAATTTAATTAAATTTTTCATAATAAATGTAATAATAAAATTTATACCAATATTATTAATAATAAAATTTCCAATTAGATTTTATATGGATGATGTTTATATTAGTATTTATTTAATTTTAATTTATTTTATAATAATGACTATTTTAAATAAAAATCCATATGAATATTATAAATTAATGATACATACATATATATATAATGATGATAAATATAAAACATTAATGAGTAAATTTTATGATTATTTATATAATAACTATTTATTTAAAATATAATAATAAATAGATAATGAATTATTTTAATAATAGCGATACTGATAAAATTGATATTAGTGTATTTGAAAATATGTCTGATGAAGATTTTTTTAGTAATAAATTAACCCATATTTATTTTAATGATGATGTTAATCAAAAATCAGTTGATAAATTAATTGATGATATTAAAAAAGCACATACAGTTGTGACTACTGCATCAGGTGCTAAAATTAAACCCAAACCTATATTAATTCATATTTCTTCATATGGAGGTGATGTTACAGCGGGTATGCGATTATTAAGTATATTTTCAATAAGTTCATTACCAATAGCAACAATTATAGATAATTATAGTTGTTCGGCTGCAACATTTTTATCAATAAATAGTCATTATAGATTAACAACAGATTATGGTTTTTGTTTAATACACGCATATTCAGTATCTGGACTATTTATAAGAGAAAAACAATATGAAATTAAAAATATGATGCAAATATTTGACTCTTATTTTGCAAAAGTAATTGAAATGTATTTAGAAAGAACAAAATTTGAAAAAACAGAATTATTAGATATTCTTCAACACGATTTAATTTTAGATTCTAATTTTTGTTTAAAAAAAGGTATTGTTGATAGAGTAATTAAAATTGAAAAGAAAAATAATAAATCAGATATAATAACTAAATTAACAATTGATGAACTTTTAAGTAATAGTAATAGTATAATAATATCTTGTTCTAGTGCTATTGCTAAATTAGATAAAATATTATTTGAGGATAATTTAGCACCAGTTGTAATATATGCAAGAAAAGATGCTTGTTATAATGATGATAGTTCTAATTTAGAAAATAATATATTTGAAACTTTGAATATGATACCTAGAATTGTAAATTTAAAAGTTCCAACATATGCTATTATTGATAATCCTATTAGTATTGATGATTTAATACCAATGTTATTTTGTGATCATATATTTTTATTTGACTATTCATATATAGTATGTAATATATTAAATTATTATAATAAATCAAGTTTATTATTAAATGATAATATTAAAAATACACAATTATTATTTAGTATTATACATAAAGTACTAAAAGAAAAAACAAAAATGACAGAAAAACAAATTAATGATATAAATAATAAATTTAGTCTTATTAATGCAGCTGATGCTAAAAAATATGGATTATGTAATACAATTGTTGATCATTATAATAAAAGCAAATTAATTAAATCAAAATTAAATCAAAAATTAAATGAAAAATTAAATGAAAGTTAAATCATTATTATTAATCATTGCTTAATTCGCTAAAATCACTTAAATCACTCATAACACTAATATTATCTATATCATTTTCATTTTCATTATCATTATTATTTTTATTTTTATTTTCATTTAAACATTTTATAATATTTTTATGAATATTTATTAAATCAATTTGATATTTATTATAAATATCATCGGTGAAAGATAATAACATCATTTTATTATAATAAGTATCGCTATTTTTTTTTAATGAAACTATAGTTTCTTTAAAATAACTTGGAAAAATCATATACCAAAATAAATAATAATTTAGAACAATATTATTACCTATTGATAGAAATGTAAAATATATGGATCTATTCATAATATTTTAAAATAGATATTAAATTTTTATATAAAAAATTGACAATTATTTTTATATAAAATAAATATTACAATTAAATGGAATTAACTGAACTCCAATTATTCATCAAAAATAATTCAAAAATAGTATCATTAAATATTGAATATACTGATGAAGGAGATATTTATACATATATTATAAATATTCAAGGTATTAATTATACATTAAAATTAATAGAAAATGGAGATATAATTAAAATGATTTATAATGATATTATATATACAGATTATAATGATATACAATTAGAATTATTTGAATTATTTAATTATAAAAATATTGAATATATTGATTGTTATATTCTCAAAAAAAGAAATACAAATGATTTTGATGTATTAGATATATATGATGATTATTATGATAATAATGAAGATATGTTAATTTGTAATCGTTCATTTAAGAAAGATGACAAAATAATAAAAATAAAAATCATATATCAAAATGAAGATTATAGTTTATATTATAATATGGAAGTTATACATGGATTTGATAATATTATTGAAAAATTAGATTTAATTTTCTAATAATAGCAAATTTAAATCTGATTTTTGTATTTCTTTTTTATGTGCATTTAAAATAGTTGTAATATATTTATATGCTTCGTCAATTTGTTCAAATGATATCCCACCAGTTATTAAAACACTACCACTTTCAAATATGGCAATTGTAATTTTTTTACAATTATTATCACCGTGTCCTGTTCCTTTTCCAAAACAATGTTTAGGACATATACAAATACCATTTAATTTTTCTTTATTAGAATTCCAGAAATACTCCAATTTAACTCCGTGATATCTTCCAGGTTCAAAACTGCATTTATTATTATAAGTTTCACTGATTAATATTTTATGTAAAATTTTACGTCTGATTAAAAATTTAGTTTCCATAGTATTATTTAAATATGATTTGAAATCAGTATTAATCATTCTTATAACAAATTTATTAAATCCGATGATTTCAATATCATTATTAACAATAATTTCAGGTGTAATTTCATATATATTTTTAATTTGAATTATAATTAAATCAATAATATCTTTAACAATATCTTTTTCTTTAATACCAGTAATTTGAATATTACCATTTTTAAATACTTTCAAATTAGGATAATAATTATCATTGATTTTAAATATAGTTGTAACCTGATTATCAAATAAATTTTTTTTAATACTATCTTTTTTAGGTGTTCTTTTTTTCTTTGGATAAATACCACGTGTATTTATTCTATCCGTAATCTTTGGATAATATATCCAAACAAATTTATCATCTAATTTAAAATTTTCATATAAAATATCTAAATTAATATAAACTCCTAAATCAGCATTACAAGTAATTGTGCTAACTTTATAATCAGTAAAATAAATATCTTCCATTATCAAATATAATAATGATTTAAAGATTTAAATCATTTTTTTATATCGTTTTTAATTAAAAAATGATTTATATATATATTAATAATCATTTTATAAGACTTAAAGGACTTAAAGGACTTAAAGGATATTAAAAGATATTAAAAGATATTAAATGGAAGATAATATTCCACTTAATAGAAATGATGCAATTGATAATATTCTTTCATTTGCTTTTCCAGAATTTACATATCAATCATATATATCATATAATAATTTATATGAACCTTATAAAGATAGAATTAATTATTATAAAATAATAAAAAAAGATAATAATGAATATAAATTAAATATTATTGAATATAATGGCTTTGAAAATAGAAAAGGTTTTATATATTCTTTAATAATGCCTGATGGTGAAATTATATCATCTCATAATAAAACAAGTTGTATTCGCCTTTTATTTGAAAAGTTGAAATAAAAATAAAAACAATTATTTAATCTTTTTTTTATTTTCTGACATTTTTGCCAGATATGAAGTATTTAATATTTCTGAACTACTATTAATAGAAATCATCGGGGGAATATTTAAAATATATGTTTTATCAGATTTAAGATGTGCTTCTCTAAATTCTTCAATTGTTAAATTACCACCAAACATTTTTAATAAATATTTTGATGGTGCTGGTCTAATTGTATTAGTAAAACCATATCTTTTTCCCAACATCTGTATCCAACTATTAATTTCCCATACTTTATCACTACTTCCATGAACTGAAAAATTATAAGCATTTGCACATTGTAATGAACAAAATGAACCAAATACAAAATAACTATCATTAATTGTATCATAATTATATGGCATACTATAAACAACACTATCAATTGTATGACAACACCAGAAACAATGAGAATTATTATTAGTATTTGAATATGTAGTTTGATAATCCGTGTTTGTATCATATGAAATATTTTCTGCATCATTCATAAAATAAGAATTTGATTCATATGGTGTAGGAACTAATATTTTAACATCCAGACTATCATTATTATTTATAATAGTATTTATAGATGATTGTGATATTGGTAATTGTATTATAATATCATCACTTTCATTATCAGTTGTTTTTATCATCGAATCAATAATATTTTTTTTCGTATTTTTTTTAACTATGGACGTATCCTGGATAGTTTTTTTACGAGGCATATTAATTATAATTGCAAATTATTCTTAAATAAAATAATTTTTCATATAATCTAATACTTTTACTACGTCATTTTTCATTCGTGTATCAATCGTTTCAGTCTCTTTATTATCAAAATAATCTTTATTATTATCTTTATTATCTATATTATCTTTATAATCTTTATAATCTTTATTATTATCTTTATTATCTATATTATCTATATTATTATATTTATTATTAGTATTATTATATTTATTATTAATATTATTATATTTATTATTAGTATTATTACAAGAATATGTCATACGTTTAATTTCAATTTGTAAATCTTTTATAGTATTAATTAAATAATAAATGAATACTATAACAATTATTATGATTATAAATAATATTATATCCATATTCTTCTATATAAAAATAATTTAAAAAAAAATAAGAATTAATTCTGAATTCTTAATCCTACGTCTCCACTATTAATAATTAATATATTATATTGAACAATATAAAGTGTTATTAAAATATCATTATTATTATCACCCATTTTATAATTTTCACCAAATTTATTTTGATATAAAACATCAATTAAAGATGATTTATAATTATTTAATTTAATTATTAGTTTTGCAGCAACACCGGCTGCATTATAACAACCAGATGGAAACCATCTTTCAGGAAATAATGAAAAAGAATAACAATATATTCCTTGTCTTGGTATAATACTATGATGTTGATATGGTTGAATATTATTATAAAAATATGCTTCTTTTTCTTCAATCCGTGCTGTATTATTATCCCACGATATTAATGCACTTTTCATAATACTATTTTCATTATTATTAGGGATAGAATATGAATAATTTAATTTATTATTAAATTTATCAATACTATCTGCTCTATTTAAAGTCCATATTATTTCTTTTACTAATAATTGAGATTTAACATCAATAATTCGGATTGAATCATTTCCACCAGAAATAAATTTATCGTAATTTATTTTAACAGTTTCTATTATAACTTCTGAAATTGAATTATTTAATATTGTTTGTCTTTCAAAACAATCTAATACAATAAATGTAGCATCAACGTGTGCTATAAACTTATCATCACCTTCTAATATAAAATCATTAAATGATATCTTATTATTACTATTAAAGATATTATAATAAGCAGGACTAATATTCATATTATAAATATCAGAATATACAGTATATAGATTTTCAATATTTTCAAAATTTAATTTTAAATAAACTTTACGGTTTGCACAAAATTTTAATATAGGTAATGATAATCCATGATTTTTACTAAACCAAAAAGGCAATGGTACAGTTATATATCTTTCATTTATTGATGGATTATTAACATCTTTTATTTTATCACTTGCCATATAATCATATTCGCTAATTATATTATTCTTAATTCTATATGTTGTTTCTTTTTTTCTTGGATTTGTAAATTCCGGAATATTACCAGTCATTGTATTATAACCATCTTTAACAGGCATTGATAATTCGTTCCATACCACTAACCATTCGCCTGTAATAGTATCAACTTTTAATTCATCTATATAAATTGATGCATCTTTAATAATAAGAGAACCTATATTTTCAACCCATTTAAATCTTAATTTATCACTTGAATATATTTTCGGTAATTTAAATATAAAATATACATTTGATAATAAATCAACATTTGGATTTTCAGTTAATGTAATATTATAAGTTCCCCCAGTATGCATAGTTGTAATTGACCCTGGTTTATTTTTAAAATTATGTATAATATTTTCCATTGCATAATTCGTATGTCTTTTATATGCATATGTAAAAAAACTAATTTTAGGATTATAAAATAATGGTATATTCATTTGACCTTCTATTGTTAATTGTAAAAGACCACCACCCATTGTTATTATTTTATAATATTTTTCTTTTTTTATATAGGCTTTAAATCATAACTTTCATTATTAAAACCTTTTGTATAATTTTTAGATATTAATTTTTTGAAAGATGCACCATATTTATTAAATCCATTATTATATAATCGTTTAATCTCAGTATTTGTAAGAGCATAATTATAATAACTTAAATCAGCCATTTGAAGAGGTGAAACTTCTGTTATATCATCTGATAATTTAACTGGTTTTACTTTTTGATTTTTTGATGGATTTATATGTAATTTACTTAAATTACTTCTCATAACACGTGATTTAAAATTATTTATTGAATCATCTTCAACCGAATTTGTATTAGAAAGTTTATCGGCTTTTAATTCACCATTAAAATAAACTCTGCAATTTAATTTATTTTTATTAAATACATTTTCATTTTTAGATTGTTCTTGAAATACAACTGTAACCATATTAAATTTTTCAGAATAATTTTTAATATCAATGTCTTTTATTCCAAATTTATTTATACTTCTATCTTTAATAGAACCTTCAGTATCTAATGATAATGCATCACAATTTATAGGTGTAGTACCTATTGAATTATATGTTTCAGGATAATTAATATTATTATATTCAACAACTATTTCTTTACCATCATTTCTAATTTTAATTAAAGGATTTTTCACTAAAATAGGAGGGTCATATATTTTATCTTTTGTATTGCAATCAATACCGGTTGTATTATTTATAATTAATGATTGTTTTTCTCCTTTATAAAATAAAATTATATATTTTAATTTATTAGTATCATCAGTTGCATTATAATTATAAGTTGAATTATAAGTAGTACTTAAATTATTATATAAATCATCCTTTACAATTATTGTATTATTAATTTTATTAAGAGAGAAGAAAAGCCAGAAATTATATGAATATTCAGCACCTCCATTTTGATTAATTGAGGGGTTTATATCTAAATATGTAAAATCATCTTTATCATAAGTTTCTATATCAATATCTGAATCAGTGGCATAATCAAGAATACCAGTAAATATTTTAGTTATTTTTTTATTAGTATTAGAAATTGCAATACTATTAATAAATTCACGATTATAAACGGAATAACCAATAAATGCCATTATTGAAATTAAAAATATAGATAATATTATCTGAATTATTATATTAAGCATATCTAATTTAAATATATATTATAATTTATATACAGGACTGCGAACACCATATGAACCTAAACCTATTTTTGCTAAAAATCCAGTGACTGGTCCATCATTATAAATATTATAAATATCTTGTTGATTTAATTCATAATTAAATGTAGTAAATGAGGCTAATAATCCAGAGAAGCCAGGTCCAATACCTGATGAATCTTTATTATTTCCAACATATAAATATCCGGTCATATTTAAATTAATATTATTTAAAATTGCTCTATTTTCAGGTCTTGTTTGATCTATTTTATCTAATTTACCAACTCCATAGAAAGTTTCATATCCTGGTAATTTAAATTCATCATTATCAGAAATAGTTTTAACGAGTTCTCCATCAACATATGCATATAAAGTTGTTTTAAATGTGTTTGAATTGCAAACTATCGTAATATGAACCCATCGTTGTAAAGGTACATAATTAATTGATATTCCTGTTTGTAAAACATTATGTAAATTTACATTATTACCTACTTGTTTATCAAATTTACTATTATATTCCTTATCATCTAATTTTGTGAAACGAATGAACATAGTATTATTAGTTTTATCTAAAAATATTAATGGTGAGCACGATTCAATACTATATGCTTTATCGCCATCACTACTAACTGCACAAACTGTCTGATATTGTCCTTTATATTTATTTAAATCATTTACATAAATCCAGAATGAAAAACTCTTACGACTGCCATTAGCATTTTTTGCTAAATCAGCGGTAAATTTATTTAATTTAGTTCCAACAACAGGTACTTTTGTATCACTAACAACACTTTTAATTTTAGCAAATAATTGACTACCTAAATAAGTGTATAAAAGATATGCAATTAAAATAGTAAAAACGATAACAGCAAATAATCCAATAAATAAAGAATTATTATTAAATGATGTTTCATATAAACCACGAATACTATCAGAAGCACTATTTACTAATCCATCCTTCTTAAATATATCAAATACAGGACTAATTGGCGATCCAGATGAACTAGTTCCACTCATTATTTTATTTAACTATCTATTATTAATAAATAAATTTTCTATTAATAATACTTAAATGATAATTACCATTAAAATGATTATTTGGTATTAATAGTTTATATATTTTTTTATTATTTTTTTTCTGTAGTGATAAATAACTTAATAATTTTGTAAAATTTGTCAATGAATGCATTTTATTATTCTTATGTTTAAATAAAAATAATGTATGAATAACACTAATAAAATAATCAATTGCTAATTCATTATTTTTATTCATAATAATATCAAAAAAACAAAAATTACAAATAAAATTTTTATAAAATAAATTTTTAATGGATTTACTACCAGCCCTATTATTTAATTCTATTATTAAGTTTTCGTGAAATTTAAGCGGAATTAACCATTGATCCTTATATATAATTCTTTTAAAATTATCTCTATTAAATGAATTTGCATATAATTCAGTAATATCTAATATTTTATCATTATTATTATAATAAGTATTTGTTATAATTTGAATACATATTTTAATATTATAATTAGATTGTATAGCAATATTTGTACTATTTATTAGACTAATATTAGGATTATATTTAAGTAAAATATTATGTATTTCATCATTAGTTAAAGCGGGTAATTCATATAAAATACATTGTTTTTTAATTTCACCTAATTTTATATTATTAGAAACGATACATATAATTGGTATATGTTTATGAACAGTTGTTAAAAAATTTAATAAATGTATATTCATTGTGCTATCAAATGATAATAATGTTTCAAATTCATCAATAATTATAATTTTATTTTGTGTATTATTTGTTAATTGTTGAATTAACGATGATACAAAAGATTTAAATAATAAATCAGTTAATTGTTTTGATGTACAGCAATTATAACTATTAATATTAATAATAAAATGATTAAGTTCAGAACATAATTTATTAATTCTATATGATTTACCAATACCCGAATTACCAGTTATAAATAAACAAGAATTATATGATAATTTTTCACGGGGTGTTAAAATCCATTCTTTAATATAATCCATTATTAAATTATGAAATTAATATAACTTTTATAACAAGAACAATATAATATGATAATAACGCAATAATAGGATAAATGATATCTAGGGTTAATAAAGATTTAGAATTATATGTTTTGATATTACCGTGTAAATCAAACATAATAGAAGGTTTTATAAGGAAAATTAACAATATTATTAAAATATATAATAATATTGTTAAAAATAACATTGATGATACTCTATAAAATAAATATAATTTATATTATAGATGTTATACAAAATTTTAATTATTTTATTAATATTATTTATATTTTATTTGATTATTAATATAAATATTGAAACTTTTGCGACAAAACAATATACTAATACTAATATATATTCTTGGGAAAGAAATGATATTATATCATCAATACCATATGATATAAAACTTAAAAATAATAAAAATACTTATTATGATTATGGTAATGATGAATTAGATGACAAATTTAATCAAGTTTTTAATTTAAATAATGAAAAAATAATTAAAACGATAGAGGGGATGGAATGGAATGATAAATGGTTAAAAACTATTAATAATAAATATCAATTAGATAATTATTTTAAAAAATTTATGATATATTTTAATTTAATAATAAGAAATGAATATTTTGATTTACCTAATGATGAAAATAATAAATTTTATATTAAAAATCAAATGTTAAAAAGATATAAATATGATATTAATAATCAAGATACATTATTATTAGATATTGAAATGATATTATATAGAAATAATAAACCATTAGCAAGACATATTAAAATATTAGTAATTAGTAATGGAATTTATAATAATGTAATTATGGCAAAAGTTATCGGAGTTATTAATGAATGTAATTTAAATAATAATTATGATACATTAAATAATAATAATTATCAAGAATTTAATCCAGTTTATAAATATAAATATGATATGAATAGTTTTATTTATGATACAAATGAAAAATTAGTTCATTCTGAAATAGAATATAAATTATATAATAAAATACTTAAAGAAATATAATATTAATAATATATTATTATGAATTATTTTGAATATACTGTTGAAGTAGAATTAACCGAAGAAATTGAAAAAAAATCAAAAGAACTTATTGATGCTATTAAAACTGGAAAATGTATTCTCAATATTCATAAAATAAGCGATGAAACATTTGAAGAAGGGGAAAAAAAGAAAATAGTTAGAACATTTACTCTAACATCATTAACTAATATTAATCAAGTAATATTACATTTCTTTAAAGGTTATTGTGCAACATATCATTGTTATTATAAAACGCCAGTTATGATGTAATATAATTAATATAAATAATTTATTTTTTCTTTTCATTGAATTTAATCCATTCAATGTTGATTTTTTCTAATTCTCTAATAATTTCATATGAATTATCAATTAAGAATTGTTTAAATTTTTCAGCGTCTGTTTGGTCATCCAGAGTTAAACGAACAATCATTAATTGTTTTAGTGGATGAGGACAAATATAACCGACATAAGAACAATTAATACCTTTATGTTTATTTGATTGTCTGATATATTTATTATGAATAAGAGATTGAATAACATTACCTAATGTATCATCTTCATTTTCAATATGAAAATTAACTGAAAATGGATTATTCGGGATAGGTTCTATTACTATTTCATTTGCTTCAATATTAGATATCAATAAATTTAATTTATTAATAAGAATAGTAATAGCAGTTGAAAATAAATATAAATATGATAAATTATTTACTGATTCAATTTCAAATTTCAATAAAGTAGGATCACCATAAATATTTTTAACATAAGCCCGATGTTTATCAAGAATATTATCTTTTTTATCTGACTCCGTTTTATCTTCAATAAAATAGAAATTTGATAATGATACGGCTGAAAATGATGCATTTGTTTTAGCAGTTTTTTTTATAGCCGTTGCAGTTAATTGTAATTGTTCTCCTGCACGTAATCTTGTAATTAAGATATTATTTTTAGTAATAGGATTAGGCGGAAACAATTCTTTTAATTCATTAATGGTTAATGGATTATTTTTATAAGTTCCAGTAAAATCAGCAGTTGTAATATTAATAGTAATAGAACCATCATTAACAACATTTAATTCAAATTTATAATCATTATCTATATAATTATCTGTAATATCTTCAGATACATTAATTGGAATTAATCCAATTCTATGTTTCATAAATTCATTATGAAGTGGTCCAGTATTAGTAGTAATATCAATTGTTGATTCATCTTCACCATAAAATCCAACAACAGGGATTTCAGTTAAAATAATACGTCTAATACTATTTGCAATTGATAAATCAATATTATCAATATCAAATGAATGTTTTTCTGATTTAGGTTCATATTGATAATTCTTAAACATTTTTATTACTTATTTAAAATAAATTAATATAATTTTATGTCAATTTTTATTATATTAATTTATCATTATTTTAATAAATGATATTATTTTATAGTGATACTTGCCAACATTGTGCTGTTTTATTAGATACTATAAAAAGACACGATACTAATAAAACTATAAAATTAGTAGTTATTGATGCAATAGTAAATAAAATTAGTCATAAAATAACAGCAGTCCCTGCGTTAATGTTTATGCCGTCAAAAGAAATTATATATGGTAAAGCAGTTTTTGATTATTTATTATTACCAAATAGAGGTTATTTATTTACTAATAGCAATACTAGAAATAAACAAGAAACAACGACAACATCATCCATATCATCTCCTATTCCTTTAAACAAAAAAGAAAAATCAGATGAACCTATGTCATTTTCTTTAGGTGCTATTACAGCAGATAATTTTAGTGATATTACAGATGATAATATAAATTCAATGAATATTAATGAAGATAAATTATATAAATGGGGTTTTGTTGATGAAACTTCTAATAATATTTATAATAATGGTAATGGTAATGATAATGGTAATAGTAATGGTAATAGTAATGGTAATAGTAATGGTAATGTAAATGGTAATGTAAATGGTAATGTAAATGGTAATAGTAATGGTAATGTAAATGGTAATGATAATAAAATATTAGAGAGTGAAAAGTCAAATAAAAAATTACCTTCAATTGACGAATTACAAAAACAAAGAGAAAATATATTTAAGGATATTTAATTAAATTAAAACATATAATGACTTTAACATCCACTTTCATTTTTAATCAGTATTACATTGACCTATTAAAGAAGCTTAAAAACATATCCAAGAAACACAAGACAAGAAGTGAAACGGCTAGACGTATTTTAAAAACTATAAAAGAAAATTATCAAACATATGATAAACAATCAACTGAATATATTGAACTTTTTAAAGAAAGATGTAATCCTGAATTTTGGTCTTCTTATATAGCACTAGATAAAGAAAATTGTGACGAATGGTTTAAAGATGAGAAGAATACATCAGTAGAAATTTATAAAGATATTACAGTTAAGGATGTAATTAAAGTATTAAGAAGTAATTTTATTTGTCATCATTATTTGAGTGTTTTATATATATATACTAATGAATTAAGCGAGGAACAAATAACAGTAATTTTAACTTTACTTCAATCAGTTGAGGAAGAACCTGAAACAGATGTTAATATTGAAAATGCTGATATTAAAAAAGTTCTATTACGTCTAAATGAATTAAAAGTTGATAATATTAAGGCAAATCCTACAATTGGTGGAATGGATAGTTTAAAAGATACAACCATCGGTAAAATAGCCAAGGAGATAATTGAAGGAGTTGATCTATCAAAGATTAAACAATCAATATCAGATGAAGGGGATATTTTTAAAGCGATTGCTAGACCGGATAGTGGTTTTAGTGAATTATTTACGAATGTAAGTCAAAAGATGTCAAATAAAATTTCAAGCGGTGAATTATCACAAGAAGCGATTATGAATGATGCAATGAAATTTGCTTCAATACTACCTGGATTATTTGGTGGAAATCCGGATGATAATTCAAATGGTGCAGGTGGTTTTGATATGTCAACAATGATGAATATGATGAGTATGATGAAAAATATGAATGGTATGGGCGGAGGCGGAGGTGGTGGCGGAGGTGGAAAAAATAAAACGGGAGTTAATAATCAGGCATTAAGAAATCTGATGAAAAAACAACAACTAAAACAGAAACTAAATAATAAACAACAATAATTTAATTTATTTTTCTTTTCAACATATTTTATAGATAATGATGATAAATTTTTTACCGCTGATAAATATGACTTTTAAAGATAAATTATTAGCAATAGTTAATTTAATAATATTTTTAAGTTTAATATTTTCATTAATATTTAAAAATTTTATATTTATATTATTGGGAATAATTTTATTAATATTTATATTTTATATTTATTTATTTGATGAAGAAGTTAAAATAAATATGAATGAAACATTAAGTAATCGTAATTTAGGATTATATGATAATAAAATTTGTGTTAAACCATCAATTGATAATCCTTTTATGAACCCTTCAATTATTGATTATAAAAATAGTAATAATAATATAAAAGCCTGTCCATTTAATAATAAAACTATATCGGATAATATAAATAATTTCTTTAAAGAAAAAGTTTATAAAGATATTAATGATATTTATGAACGTAATTTTTCAGAACGCCAATTTTATACTGTTCCATCAACTACTATACCAAATGACCGACAATCATATGAGAAATGGTTATATAATAGGGATAAGACTTGTAAAGAAAATAATGGTATGCAATGCTATAATAATATAATATAAGTTTATTATTAGATATAATGGCAACATATTTTGATAAACAAAATACAATATGTTCGGATGCTTGCTGGGAACAATCTAAAAATTATGGTAATAATAAAATAAATGATTATTATACATATTCAACACAATTGGTTGATTGTATTGAACCTAATGTACGATTACCTGAATTTATGTATGATCACGTTAATTTAAGAGGTCGTCCTGGATATGGATTATCGGATGCATGTTTAATTGATAATTATAGTAGTTTAATTAATAATAAAGAAGGTTTAACAAGAGATAGATGTAAATTACAATTATTTAGACGTTTATTTAATGCATGTCCGACAATGAAAGGTTCATCCGGAGATATAAATGCAGAATTAGATATATTATCCGGTTCTGATTCTAGTTTTTATGCAAATGCTGGAGACCCTTCATTCTCGTGTAAGAAAACAATAATGGAAAGACAAATAAAACAGCCTATACCATTGGTTGATTGCTTACAAGATATTCAAAATCCGGAACATATTGTTCCAATATGGACAAATGGAGGCGAAGATACCCGTTCATATATAAATAGATTAAATTTCAATAAAGAAAATCAAAATTAAAATTAAATAATCAAATAATATATTATATTATTATAATAGAATAATAAATAAGAATGAGTTTTAATAGAACTAAATATGATAATTGTTCTTATAAAGTTGAATTAAAATCAAGCGTTGATACATTAGGCTATATATTATCTCCTCATCGATATGAGAATGGAAATAAATGTATGCATCAATTAGGTTTAGTTGGTGGAACTGCTGTATCACATATTAAAGGTAATATGGTAGATTTAGAAAGTGAATTACGAGGACAAACACGAATAATATCAAAATGTCCGGATAATTTATATACTCCGAGTGATAATGGTATAATTAATAATGATAAAACTGAACCAATTGACCAACAGATGAAACATTTACCATCCTGTCAATCAATAATGTATCGTTCAATACCACTACCACCACCATTAAAAATAAATAATTGTTAATAATAGAAATAATGAATATTCCCAATGATACAAGATTAAAATATGATTCAGGTAGTTATCAAGAAGAATTAACACGTTCAATTTTTCCAGGTATATATCAATTAAATTCACCTTATAATGATTGTACTGATTGTGGTATTATAATACCTGATGATCCTTTCATCAGATATCAAGGATATGGACAAAATACATGTACAATGAAAAAAGCAATTGATGATTCAAATGAATTATCCGGTTTAAATTATAAGAATTCTAAATGTAATAAAGATGCATATTCTCCTAATAGTTATGCATCTTCCGGATGTAAAACTAAATATAACGGTGATACTCGAAAATGTGCAATTCCCACTGAATCATGTCGTTTATCAAATCCACCCTGTACATTAAAAGAAACTGGAATAAATCGTTATGACCCTTTATTTTGGAATCCACAGGCAACCGCTATTGAACGATTTGATAGAATTGGTGTAAATTACCGAATGGTTGCAAAAGATAATCACGTGCCATTAATAGAAACACCACAAGACCAAAACATATTTTATCCATTAATAAATAATGGTGTTGTAGCAAAAGAGGAATTAAATCAATGGCAGGAATTAAACAAAAATAATAAAAATTATTCTCCCGGTTATCCATTCGGAGAACCTACATATATTTTATCTTGCAAACAACCGGTTAATAGTTATTAAAAAATCTGAATAAATCAATTGACATATCATCATTATTTTTGAGAATAATATTATTATATATATATTTATAAATAATATTATCAATTCTTTTATAATTTTTAAAATTTAATGATGTATGATTAAATTTTATATTTCTATTTTGTCTAATATCTACATCAAGAGCCGTATAATTATGACTAATTGGTTTAGATTTAATTATAATCTTATATTTATATTTATAAATATCAAATGTAATGAAATAATTATATTTATCTTTTAATAAATATTTAAAATTATGTTTATCATTTAATGCTAAATACATACTTTTATTTGAATTATAATATTCAAGATTATAATTATTTAAACAATAAAAATTATCATCATTATTATAAAAACGATAATAAAGAATTGAATTTAAATTAAAAATCTTACCAGCAATAGTTGAATAATGATTATTTATATGTAATGTAAAACCTGATAAATTAGATAAATATGATAATAGAATGAATAATAAATAAAAATACTTCATTATTTAATATTATTATTAAATATCTTTAAATAATAATAGAAATGTCGAATAAAGACAATGATATTATTTATTTAGATGAAGAAATACCAGAAATTGATTATTTTGAATTAGTTAGTATCGATGAAATAATAAAAAATAATCCAAATTTCATTGCATTTTCTAAACAAGAAATTTATAATGAATTATTTAATTTTGTAAAAACTAAACCTAAAACTGAATGTTTTTTAAAATTATTCTATGAAGTTGTTAATAAAAAAACTAATGTTAATAATTTTATAGTTATTGCTGATGCTAATCGTGGTAATTTTGAAGATTTAAATATTGAAGAATTTATATCAGACCTCAAAAAATATGATAAAATTAATGACGCAAATCTCGCTTTATCCTCTAAAAATAAATTATGGTTTCCCCTTAATTATGATGCTGATAATAATAATATTAGATTTAAAGCACAACAAAAAACAATAATTGAATTATCCGATGATAATAATTATATTGTATTTAAGGACGATGAAACAAATATACCGATAATTGGTGTATATTTTTATAGTCCTGTATGTATATTAGATGATTATTTAAATGATAAGATTATGTCTCATATGTATAATCCTTTAAAATTAGAGACTGTAAATGCAACATCTGAAATTGAAACATTTGAAGATTTAATAAAATCATATAAAATACAAATACCAATTGATAAGATTGATAAAGATAATTATAATTATTCAAGTATAAATAATTTATTACAAAAATATAATTATAATCTTGATAATATTTCACAAGATGATTTTAATATTATTAAAGAACATTTAAATAATTTAAATAAAAATGAAACTATTGAAAAAATAACTTATAATTCTATTCAAATAAAATCAATTGAGTTATTAAATCCTCGCTTTACTTTTTTTAATATACTTAAAGAACTTAAATTATTAGTTGATATTACTATAAAATCAAGTGATATTATTAATAAACAATTAAAGATTTTTGAAAAAGAACGTTCAGTTGTTAAAAAATTAGATATTACACGCGATTTATTTTCAATTATTACTAATTTAAATGATAAGAATTATGACTCCGTTATTATTAATTTAAGGGATTTAAGGAAAAATATAATATTGGATGAGGGAATATCAAAACTAGAATTATTTAATAAATTAAATAAGAAAAATATTATAAATCAGTTAGATGAATTAGAAATAAGATTTGAATTATTAAAATATTCATTTGTAGATATTTATAAATTAAATTTTTCTTGTGCCGATGATGAACACGAAATACATATTGGAACAGATGAAGCAAATTATGAGGGTAATCCTATAAAAATAGGACAATCTAATGAAAAAGAAGATAATTATGAATATGATGATGAAAAAGAAGAAGTTGATTTAGATGAAACACAATTCAATAAATACTATAATAATCAATATTATAATATTGAAGTTGGATTTGCTGAATTATTAAAGATGGTATTACCATTTTTATTTAGAATGCAAAAAATAAGTGCTTTACCTATTAATTATGATATGATTGTAACCTATATATTTAATAAATATAGAACAATCCAACCAAAATTAACAATTATTTATAAATATTTTCCAGATATTGAAGAAGATGAAATAAATAATTATTTAACTAAACCTATTAAATATATATTAATTAATGCTAAAGATAAACTGATAAATGCTATGAATGAATATTTTAAAAATTTTAAAAATGTTATTTATGATATTATTGCATTATGGTCTATAACTATTCAAAAAGATATAATTCACGAAACTTTATTTTTTAATTATGAAAATTTATTTCCTGAATGTGATCATTTATGGGATGATTATGGCGTTCCTTATGATATGGATGCAAAAAAAGGAGTAATGATATATTTAAGTTGTATATTTAGAGAAGTATATGGCGATTTATACAAAGATGAACATGCCAATTTAGTACCATTAGATGAAGATTATAAAAAAATAATAATGACAAATATTTCTGAAAATTATGGTAAAGAATTATTAACATTAACTAAAATTAAAAATAAAAAAGTTAAAGTTAATGTTGGCAGACAATATTATGATACTTTATATGATTTATTAAAAAGAAAAGAATATAAAGGAGATAATTTTTTAAAAGCATATATTGATGCTCTAATTTATATGCCATCTATTAAATTTGTAAAAATTCATAAATATTTACAAGGTTGCTGTTTAGAGAAAATTGATGAAAATTTTACCGCTGATTTATATTTTAAAACTGATAGACAGGATTTAAAGAAAGCAAAAGAAAAATTAACCGGAAAACGTGTATTTAATATGCCTAGATATAAGAGATTTTATATTCAAAAAAAGAAACTAATAACTAAATCAGAAGATTATATTGGTATTCAAAATCCTATCAAATATGATATCATTTCTTCCGATATTAAAGAATGGTTATCGGATTTAAAGGATGCAAAGAAAAAGACAGTATTTACAGATGATTTAATAAAAGAATTATTGTTATCAGTATTTAAAACAACTGAAAATTATAAAGAAAAATATATTAGTTATTTTAATAATAAAGATTTAAAACAAGTATTTCATAATTATAAATTTGATAATTATAAACAAATCGGATCAATTATCTCTAAAACTTTATATAAATATCTTAAAAATGATGCATTACCATTTATAACAATAATTACTAATACTATTTATGAACTTGATAAATTAAATTCAATTATTACAGAAGATAATATTAAAGATATTTATAGTATTAAACGAATTGCTGTAATTCGTTTAATGTCTCTCCCTTCATCTCCTGAAAGTGTAGCAAATAAAAAATTTGTCTCATCTATAGATATTGATAAAGATGTTTATCAAGAATTAATAAAAGAAATTGTTATAAATATTATTAATAATATTAATAATTGTCATATGTTAAATCTAACTGAACAAATTGATTTTATTAATCAAATTCGTGAAAAAAATAAATTTGATATTTTAGCAAGAATGAATAAGAAAACAAGAGAAGATAAAGATATTGAAAAAGAATTAAAAAAATATGGTCTGAAATATAATGAAGAATTATTAGATAATGAAATTGAACCAGAAGTTAATAAAGAAAAAGTTGAAAATTATCAAGAAAATGAAGGCGAAGCAGAATATAAAGTTGATATGGAAGATAATGAAAGTGATGATGAATATATGTCCGGTTCTAATATTGGTTTTATATATGCAGATTAAACAAATAAATTATTATGAATTATTGATATAGAGAAAATGCGAAACAATGATACGCCATCTATGGATAATATTTATAATTCAAAATTTTATACAGAAACAAGAGAATATGAACAGAATTTAAGTGATGATTTTTATAAAAAAGCACAAATGCCTTTTACAACTGGTGTTATACCTCATTATTTAGATGGTAATGATATGAATACTAGTGTTATTAAAAGTTTAACAGGAAATGATATTAATATTAGCGATTTTAAACACGGTAATATGCAACCTTTCATTAAAAAAGGGGTAACTCAAAATGTTGAACAATTCGGATTAAGTAAAAATATGGGTTATAGTTCAGATACTAAAAATACAAGAAAAGAAGCAATTCCAAGATCTAATTTTTTTCGTCCAATGCCTGTATTTAATGATAATGCTATTGATAAAAATAAATTTTTAATTTGTAGAACTAATTTAAGCAAAGTTCAAAATAATGTATCACCTATTCAAAGTGTTCGTGTTGGTCCTGGATTAAATCGCGGTTTTACAAGTGAAGGTACTGGCGGTTTTCAACAAGCCGATACCGTCAGTTTCGTATTACCCAAATCAAGAGAAGAATTAAGACCAACTTCTAACCAAAAATCATCAACTTATACATTACCTATGAAACCTAAAAATAATGTTGAACAAAGAGGTATTATAGCACCTTTAAATAAAAATAGAACTGAAACAGCATTTGAACAAACTGATGATAATTGGTTTAAAGGTCAATCATTTATTAAAAAAGATACTGGACGACCTGAAGAAAATATTAAAGATACTACATCTAGAACTGATAGTCATATTGATTATTATGGTTCATTAAAATATCAAGATGAATTTATTTCTAAAAATGATGATTATGGTAAAAATACAATTATTATTTATGATAATGAAAGAAATTTAACTCAAAAAGAAACACCAATTGCTAATTTTTCAAGTGTCGTTAAAGCAATGGTCTCTCCTATTACTGATGCCATTAAAATAACTATGAAAGAATATTTTGTTGATAATCCCCGTCTAAATGGTAATGCAGTCCCTCAATTACCTGAAAAAGCAACCCTTTATGATCCAGATACTCATATTATGAAAACTACTATTAAAGAAACTACCATCCATGAAGGAAATAATGGAAATTTAACTGGAAATGATGGCACTTATTCTGCATTATATGATACTGCTAAAACAACCACTAAAGAAACTACCATACACGAAGGAAATAATGGAACTTTAACCGGAAATGATGGCACTTATTCAGGATTATATGATACAACTAAAACAACCACAAAAGAAACAACAATACACGAAGGAAATAATGGAACTTTAACCGGTAATGATGGCACTTATTCAGGTTTATATGATACAACCAAAACAACCACAAAAGAAACTACCTTACACGAAGGAAATAATGGAACTTTGAAAGGAAATGACGGCACTTATTCAGGATTATATGATACAACCAAAACAACCACTAAAGAAACTACCATACACGAAGGAAATAATGGAACTTTAACTGGAAATGATGGTACTTATTCAGGTTTATATGATACAACCAAAACAACCACTAAAGAAACAACCATACACGAAGGAAATAATGGAACTTTAACTGGAAATGATGGCACTTATTCAGGATTATATGATACAACCAAAACAACCACTAAAGAAACAACCATACACGAAGGAAATAATGGAACTTTGAAAGGAAATGACGGCACTTATTCAGGATTATATGATACAACAAAAACAACTACAAAAGAAACAACAATACACGAAGGAAATAATGGAACTTTGACAGGAAATGACGGCACTTATTCAGGATTATATGATACAACCAAAACAACCACAAAAGAAACAACAATACACGAAGGAAATAATGGAACTTTGACAGGAAATGATGGCACATATTCAGGATTATATGATATAACTAAAACAACTGTAAAAGAGACAACAATTCACGAGGGAAATGGTGGATATATGGAAGGAAAACAATATGGATATGTTAATAATAATAATAAAGCGAGAACAACATTAAAAGAAACATTACCTTGCGGAGGAACAGTAAGAAATATTAATAATATATCATATCATAGTACATATGTATATGACCCATCAATAGTTGCTAAAAAGACAGTAAAAGAAACAACAGTTGGTTTAGGAAGTTCTGGATATGGATTTTTGGGTGGATTATTAAATAGTTTATTTGGAGGATATTTAATTAAAGATGAAAAAGCTAAAAATACACAAAGACAATATTCATTAACTGATAATTATGGTATTGCGGGCAGTAAAACATCATTTACTCCAACTGATAGAGAGGCTGATTATAATGCTGAAATAGATGGAACACGAGAATTAATAATGATGAAAGCAGGAAGAACACCAAATGCCGGTGGTAAATTTGTCGGAGTTCCAAAAGAAGATGTTAATATGGTTGTAAATAAAAAACAAATTGATTTAGAAGAAAGTGAAAGATTAGGAACAATGGGTTTAGCATATGAAGGATTACCAGTAAGAATTGAACAAGAGAATATAACAAAACAAAAAATTATGAATAATGCATATAATAATAGATTAGATAGTTCAATATTATCTACATTAATTGAAAATGAAAATGTAATAAAAATAAATCCAATAAGAACTGATTGTAATTCTATTTAAAATGTTTTTTTAACTCTAATTTGCATTTTATTTTTATTATGATTTTTTGCAAATACACTAGGATCATATGGTTCTTCATCATCTTCATCTTCATAAACAAGTGTATTTGCTTTTCTTTCTTTTTCTAATGCACATAAATTCCACAATTCAGGCGTACACATTTTAAAATCTGCTTCTTTTGCTTTATACCATTTAACCTGGTCTTCAAGTTTATTACTTTGTATTTTATTATCAATAACAACACATTCATAATTTTCTGTGCAACTATCCATCACTGCACAAAATGTTGAAAAATCATTAAAAACTCCTGCATAATGATTATAAATCTTTTCTCTTTCTTTAATTATATTATTTTTAAAAATAAAAACATAATCAATATTGGCTCTTAAAACTGGAGGCAAACCCATACAATATTGCATAGTAATTAAAAAGAATATCTTATAATGTCTTCCATTCATAAATATACTTCTTATATTTTTATCGGTAGGCCACGTTTTGTCATATAAACAATCATCTAAAATTAGAAAGGCTCTATTATCAATATCAGATGAATTATATCTTTTAATTTGAATTGCTTTTTGTTTATTTATAGATATTTGGCGGTCTAAAAATTTCTTTATAATTACAGGTTCATATTCTTCATATATTAACATATTTGGGATAAATGTTTCAAAAAAATTATTAGCCGTTTCAGTTGGACTTATTACAACTCCAACGGGTAAATCTTTATGATAACTTAATATATCTTTCATACAATATGATTTCCCAGTATTTCTTTTTCCTATTAATACAACAACTGAATCACTTTTTATCGTCGAAGGATCAAACTTTTTTAATTCAAGTTTCATATTTATTTATTTAATTATTTTAATATTTAATATCCTTATGCGTATATTTATATATAATTAACATTCTATATTAAAAATAGTAGAGTTTATATGGAATATTATATAATTTCTTTCTTTATTTCAGTAGTAGTATTCATATTTGTTTATTTATGTGATTATAAAAAACCTATAAGCAATAATAATTATATTAATGATGATAATAATTATATTAATGATGATAATAATGATAATAATTATAATAATAATGATAATAATAAATTATTAACAAAAAACAATTTATTATTATTTGGAATTATTTATATTGTAATAACTATTATTAGTTTTTATGTTTTTACATCATCTTTATCAATTTCTGCATTTATTCCATTATTTTTAATAAATCTTCTTAAAGCACCTGAACAAGCACCTCCATTAATAAAAGATAATGGAGATGGTGATGAAATTGACCCTAAAATTTTAAGCAAAATTAATGATAATATTGATATCGGTTTTAATCCTCCTAATCTTGATGATAATAATGATAATAATAATAATAATAATAATAATAATAATATAAATTTAGATAATGTATAAATTAAATAGTAAAATTAAATAAAATTGATTTTATAAATTTTTATAAATATTTATAATTATCAAAAATGACATTCAAATTTGATGAATTAAACTTTAAATTAGAATTTTTCAAGAAATATAATAAAAATGATGATGTATCATTGGTATTATATATGTTTGCAGAAGAATATCTTTCAAAAAATACAATTATTCATAATAAGAATGTTATTAAATATTATTATGGAAAAAAAGAAAATGCTATTAAAGTTTTTGAAAAGAGTTGGGGAGTAGAATTTTATAAAAATTGTCAATCAAAAGGAAATAAAATTGCTTATATCGAACTTGGTGCAATAACTCTTTATAAGGTTTTCTATAAAGAATTTGCCAATTAATGGGTTTTTCTTATATATAAAGAAAAGTATTTTTTCTTTTTTTTTTAAAAAATGATAATGAATATTTAAATTGATAATTATGACATCATCATTTTTTGACCAAACAATATTTATTAATGCAATCGTTAATGAATATTTTCAAGATAATAATATATTTTGGAATCCGATTTTTACAAGACATTATGAAAATGTTATTGGTTTTAATACCAAAAAAGAAAAAGAAATTTCTAAAAAACTATTATTAAATGTTTCTTTATATAATTATTTTTTAAATATAGTTGATGATGCTATTATAACTAGATATAGAGATATTGAAGATGAATATAATAGTAATGCAGATACTGATATCGAGAGTGAATATTTATGAAATTATTTTTGTATTAATTTTAAAGAAAATAATTAAAAAATGAAAGTAAAATTTAAATGAATTATTATGCCATATACAATGACATCACCAGTTTTTGACGAACCAGCATTTATCATTGCAATAGTTGATGAGTTTTTTCAGGAAGACACTGAAAACTGGAATCCAATTTTCACAAGACACTATGAGACTGTTATAGGTCTCAACACAGAACGCGAAGAAAACATTTTGAGGAGTTATAGAGAAGCCGTTAGAGGTGAAGCACAGATACTATATGAGTCGTTATATAGTCATCTTTTGAATAAAGTCGACGATGCAATTGAGACTAAATATCAAGAGAGAGACGATTATTATGATAGTGGTGCAGATACTGACAGCGAGGACTGAATAACAGGGAATAATATAAGGGCAAAAATTTATGATTTTTGTTCTTTTTCTTTATAATTATTTTGTATTAATTATAGTAAAAATAAATAAAAAATGAAGATTTGCTTTTATAATAATTATTATGGCTTACACTACTGATAAGACGTCATTCTTTGATTTCAGGAAATTCAGAAAAGCAATTCTTAATGAATTTATTGATAGCGATGATAAAAATTGCACTGTAATTTTTGATAAACACTTTGCTGATGTAGTCAAAAAGTATGATATAGAAGTCTTACTTAATAGATACTGCACTAAACAAGAAATTATCAGTGCACAATGCAGATATGGGTCAGAATATTTGGAGAAACAGTTGAACATTGTTCTATTCGAGAAGATTATGGAAGTTATTGTAAAATATAGCAGAAAGCGGTGTCCATTGAAGCGAACTTGAAATAATGTTTAATATATGGGGCAAAAATGATTATTTATTTTTGTTCATTAAAATAAATAAAAATTGATTATTTATTTTTTGTAATTTATTATTATTCAATGTTTTATAAATTTGATGTTTTTGAAGAATTATCATTAGTAAATCAAATATTATCAGAATATTATTCAAAAGATGATGAAGATTATAGAGCAATCATTAAAAATAATATAGATAAATATATCATTTATAATTCAAATAAAATAAATAAATCAATTATTAAATATTATTATAAATCAATTAAAAATACATTCAAAAATTATAAATATGAAACTGATTATATTTATCAGGATACATCTATTATAATACCAAAAAAAGAATTATTCAAAACATTGGCATCAATTGTTCTTTATTATAAAATACGCCCAATTATTGAAAAAGATATTGATTCAAAAACTAATAATGATATTTATATTTGAATATGAATGAATATAACTATAAATGACAAAAATTAAATTTTGTCATATATTGAGATGATTGTCTAGATTTTTGTTTAGCCGGTTGTGCTAATAACCTTAACTATTTTTTCCAAGATATTGATACAATCATTAACAACAATGTCTGCATCTTCTTGCGTATCACCATAAATCATTTCATAATAGATGCATTGATGTTCGGTCTTAAATTCCTTGAATAGTTCATTGGAAATATTGATGCGAATATCATCGTTTATCACGCATAATTTGCGATAAAACGGGATAATATCAGTGTTGTCGTCGTAATCGGCAATAATTGAAGTAATAGAAGAAATGAGCATTTGCTTATCAGTCTCCATAACTTGACGTTATGTAATTATACAATAGTAATCACATATCAATTTTTGTTATAATTACAATTAAATCAATACAAATTATAATATTACTTAAATTTAGAATGTCCATTTCATTATTTAAAGCAACAAATGATGAAGAAAACATTTTATTAGTTAATATATCACGTATGGATAATAAAATTAGCAATTGTATACTTAATATTATTATTCAAAAATCAAATAGAGATATTAATATATCAGATAATGGACCTATTTCAACAATAACTTTAAAATATGATAATCTTAATTTTATAACTGCTATATATAAAGCAATTTATAATTTATATAATACTAAAAAATATGATATTACTACTACTTATAAAATGAGAAGTTGTTTTGATAATTATATTTATTTAATATCAGCATATTATGCTTATCATAAAATGATAAAAGCATATAATGCTTATAATAGAACAAATCCTCCTATATTATTTAATAATTATATAGATATATATATTAATCAACATTTATTAAGTAATTGTGCAGCCAATGAAAAAGCATATTATAATGATGTTATTAAACATATAAAATTATATAATTCATCTCGTATTAATGAGGCAATAAAAATTTTAATAATAAATTATTATAGAAATTTTTTATTATTTGGTTGTTATAATTTTATACGTATTTCAACTGTAATTAATGAAGTAAGTAGTTCAATTGATTATACTAAAGCAGATGTAATAAATAGAATAATTAAAAAACCTATTAATGAAACTTTCACAGACGTTTTATTTGAAAATGATACACAAATTAAAAGCATAGTTGCAAATATATATACAAAAAATAAAGAAATAGTTAAAAGATATCCTTTAATTACTTCTGACCAGTATATTACAATTCCACAATATGAAGGCGTTTGTTGGTTTATTTCTACTATATCTGGTATGTGTTATAGTGAATTAAGTAAAAAATTAATTCTTAGTAAAATAATAGATAATTTTGAACGTTATAGAATAGAACCTAGCAATGATTATATATATAATGAATTAAATAAACGCGAAAGAGAAAATTTATCATCAATATATCGTAAGTTTGTTTTATTTGTTTATTATATAATAATCAATTTAACATATGAAAATAAAAAATATATTGATTTTACAGATAATCAAAAACTTTTAATAAAAATATTAACACAATTAAAAACATTTCCTGAATATTTCCTAACAACTATTTTAGAATTAACAGTAAAACCTAATTCTGGTTCAATATCTACTTCAAGTGTAGGAAGTAAAAGAAAAATAAATAAAGATGATGAAGATGATGAAGATTGTAGAGATGAAGAAAAAAATGAATTTATCAATCTTATAAAAGATATAGAATATTATAAAAAAAATAGCATTTATGTACAACAATATCATCAATTAAGAAATAGGACTGAACAATGTAGTACTAGAATTAATACTGAAATTGCTGAATTAAAAAAAAATTTATGTAATAAGATATCTAAAATAGATCATCATACTTTACCTGATATAGTTCCTGATTCATCTATTGAAAATGAGCCAGAACAACTTCAGCAACTTCAACTTCAACTTCAACAACAACTTCAAGGACAAGTTCAACAATTAAGTACAATTACGGCTGAAATGGAAGAAATATATGAAGAACAGGTTAAAAAAGCATTAGCAGATGAAATTACATATTTTATGACTAATAGAAGAGATGGTAAATTAGGTGCAACTAAATCATCTTATAATATATTAACTCATTTTTATAGTTATTTAAATATTACTGTATTGTTTTTATATTTAGATAATGATGATAAAAATATATATTTTCCAAAAGATGCTCCATCATTAAATAATATATCTGATTATGATGTAATAATAATATCAAGATTATCATTAAAAGTATTACCTGATAAACAAACAGCATTTTATAATATTGAAACTGACAATGACTGTGAAAGTAATCGTATATTTGATGATGTTGATAATTTTATGTTAAATTTTAGAGGTACGCCTCCGAGTTTTAGAATACCTACAAATATTAGTCTTGCAAGTGAAAGTGAAATTAACTTTGAATTAGATTATATATTGCATTCATCAAAACCTGAATTATCACAAGCAAATGCTTCTCATTGTATATCATCATTTAGATATCCATCAGGGACTGATTATGTAAGTCATAATTCATCATATATGATTGATAATGCTATTGGCTTTCGCATACCAAATATTTTAATTAAAAACGATTGGTATTCTCAAATTGATACTGATCATAAATATGCAATTGATATGGGATATATTAAAGAATTAAATGTAAAAGATTATTATTATAGAATTTCTCATCAAGCAGACCAAGATGCTATATATTATAGTTATGATAATGATATAAGATATGTATATGTAAAAAAAAATAATTTAGATAATTTAAATGATGATGTATATGCAAAAATACAACAAGTAAAAGAAGTAGTACCAATGGCGGTTGAGGGAGGTAATAGAAATAAATCCCAAAAAAATAATTTAATGAGAAATATTAAAAGTAATAACTTTTTTTCAAGATTGCGAATATAGATGATTATATTTTATAATATTACTTAAATTTAGAATGTCTCGTGCATTAATACTTGCAACTACAGATGATAACATATATTTATCATCTAATATATTTCTTATGAATACTAGAATTGATAATACTATACTTAATATTATTATTCAAAAATCAAATACAGATATTAATATATCAGATACTGGATCTATTTCAACAATAACTTTAAAATATGATAATCTTAATAAAATTAATGGTTTTTATAAAGGTATTTATAATTTATATAATCAAAAAAAATATGATATTACAATTACTTATAAATTGAGAAGTTGTTTTTATAATTATATTTATTTAATATCAGCATATTATGCTTATCATAAAATAATAGAAGCATATAATGTTTATAATACAACAAATTCTTCATCTCCTATATCATTTAATAATTATATAGATATATATATTAATCAACATTTATTAAGTAATTGTGCAGCCAATGAAAAAGCATATTATAATGATGTTATTAAACATATAAAATTATATAATTCATCTCGTATTAATGAGGCAAAAAAAATTTTAATAATAAATTATTATAGAAATTTATTATTATTTGGATTACATAAATTTGAACGTATATCAACAGCAATAACGGATGTACTATGGTCAAATGATAGTAGTTATAATAATCCTATTGAAATAATTAATAGATGTATTATTAATACATATTTAGATAGTAATTTTACAGAAACAGCAATAAAAAATATATTAGATATTATATATAAAAAAAATCAAGAAATAGTTAAAAGATATCCTTTAATTACTTCTGACCAGTATATTACAATTCCACAATATGAAGGCGTTTGTTGGTTTATTTCTACTATATCTGGTATGTGTTATAGTGAATTAAGCC